GTTGACAACAGATTTTTCCTCGATAGACGCATTTGATGAGGCCGCAATTGAAAGAATAAGAAGTGCGGTAAATACGTGGATGCCTTTTGTTTCTTTAAATGATTTTGTCTCTCAAGTAGACAACCAATCAAATAAAAACACAGGAATAATTCGAATCAAGGTAACGTATAATATTTCCCAGTTAGATATTGAAAATAAAGCGCTGCAAGTGTCTTTATATGTATTATAATCTTTATAAGTGAGTACGAGATGGCAAAGACCGATTATAAACAATTTAGAACTCGAAATTATCTTGCAAAGGATTTCGACTCACTTAGAAATCAGCTGTTAAACTACGCCAGGCTTTACTATCCTGATAGAATACAGGATTTTTCTGAAACATCACTGGGCGGCGTATTTCTTGATCTAGCTGCATATGCTGGCGATATTATGTCATTTTATCTAGATCATCAATACAACGAATTAGATCCAGACACGGCAATTGAAACAAGAAACATTGAAAAGTTAATTCGTAATTCAGGTGTGAAAGTAACTGGAGCGTCACCTGCTACTGTGGACGTTACGGTTTTTATTGAAGTTCCAGTAGAAACAATTTCAAATGTTATAGTTCCATCGCCTGGTTCTTTACCGGTGATCAAAGCAGGTACGTTATTCAGCTCTAACGATGGCATTCAATTTTATTTGTTATCTGATATAGATTTTTCAAAGAAAAAATCAGATGGCATTACATACTTTGCAGATGTAAAAGTTGGTAAAAAATTATCAAATGGTACGCCTTTAACATTTGCAATGGCCGCAACTGCAACTTGCATTTCTGGTTATGAAGAAACGGAAAGTTTTTATTTAGGTAGCTTTGTTCCATTTAAAACAATAACGTTATCAAGACCAAATATTACTGACATACTTTCTGTCAGTGATAATCAGGGAAATGTTTATTATGAAGTTGGTTCTTTGACTGAAAACGTAGTTTATAAAAACGTTTTAAATACAGCTAAGGATTCAAATGTAATATCAGAGGCTTTAAAAGTTGTTCCTGCTCCTTATAGATTTATAACTTCAGTTAGCCTATCTAACAGACTCACAACTATGATATTGGGAGGAGGAGATGACAGCAATTTAGAAGATGACGTTGTTCCCGATCCTTCTGACTTTGCAATATCATTTCCGTATTCAAAGACTTTTTCTAGAACATCTATCAACCCATTACAGATGTTAAAGACTAGAACATTGGGGGTATATTCTACAAATTCTCAAATGACAGTGGTTTATCGACACGGCGGTGGATTAAGTCATAATTCCCTTCCAAACACAATAACTACAATCAGTCAACTATTAATAGAATTTCCATTGAATCCATCACTTGAGATTGCATCAGCTATTAGAAATAGCATTGCCTGTACAAATAGAACGCAGTCAACTGGTGGTGAAGACGCGCCGACGGTTGATCAGTTAAAGGCATTAATTCCAAGTGCAAAAAATTCTCAAGAAAGAATTGTTACAAAAGAAGATTTGTTGGCACGTGTCTATTCATTACCGGCAAACTTTGGAAGAGTTTTTAGAGCTGCAGTAAGGCCAAATCCAAACAATCCCCTTGTTACCCAGTTATATGTTATTTCAAGAACTCAAAATTCTATTCTTGTTCAAACCTCTGATACACTAAAAGAAAACTTAAGAAAGTATCTAACCCCTTATAGATTAGTAACCGATGCAATTGAAGTTTTAGATTCTCCAATTGTTAATTTACAGTTAAACTTTGACATAATTGTAGATCCGTCGTTAAACCAACAATTAGTCATTCAAAATATATTAAGAACACTAATACAAAAATTTGATATTAAAAACTTTTCAATAGATCAACCAATTGTAATCTCTGATATACAAAATTTGGTTTATAACACATCAGGCGTGTTGTCAATTAATAATATTGAATTTAAAAATCTGCACGGATCAATAAACAATTTATCATATAGCGATGTAAGTTACGATATAAAATCTAATCTAAGGAAAGGTATCTTGTATCCACCCCCAGGAGGAATTTTTGAGTTTCGTTACCTAGATACAGATATCGTAGGAAGGACGTCTTTGTAATATGTATAAAATTTTAAAATCAGACAAAGACGCATATCTAACAAATAGATTTGTTAAGATTTCAGACTCAGGATCTTTTAGGGTTAACTCTAACGTTGGCTCTGCTGGAAGTTTAGATTTGTTTAAACTATATGGCGCAACATTTTCTTCTGGAAATATACCAAATCTTGAATTAAGCAGATTATTGATTCACTTTAACTTGCAACCAATAAAGGATTTACTATCATCAGGCAAGATCAATGTTAATCATCAAAGTTTCAATTGCTCCATAAAATTATTTGATGTTTATGGTGGACAAACAACACCATCTAATTTTGATGTTTCTTTATTTCCATTATCAAGATCATTTGATGAAGGATCTGGTAGGGACGTAGTCTACTATTCAGATTATGATGTATGTAATTTCATATCTTCATCAGTTAATTCAACGTGGATACTTTCAGGTTGTTCAAAGGGGGGTGGTGCAGAAGAATTTTGTGATTATATCACGTCATCTTTTAAAATACCAGGCACTTCGCTGGAGGCAAACCAGCACTTTGCTACGGGTGAAGAAGATCTTGTTATCGATGTAACAACGATAGTATCAGCAACTCTGTCAGGTATACTTCCAGATAGCGGATTTAGGTTATCTCTTAGTTCTTCTTACGAAACAGATCAATATTCATATTTTGTTAAAAGATTTGCAAGTAGATCTGCTTATGATGAGACAAAAAGACCGAAGCTCGTTGTCAAATATAATGACTCAATTCAAGACGATACACAAAATCTAAGATTTGATGAATCGTCAACAATTTTCCTTCAAAATTATTCACATGATGAACCTTCAAACATTTTAAGTGGTTCTTCACTGACCCAGATAACTGGTTCAAATTCATTACTTTTGAAACTTATAACGGCTGTAACTGGAAATGCAAATTACAGTTTGGTTTTTACAGGATCGCAACATTTTGATGGTGTAAACTATAAAACCGGACTTTATTCTGCCTCATTTACAATACCAACCTCAAATGCCACGTTACAAAAAGAATTACAGACGTCTGGTTCACTAAAATTTACACCGGTTTGGGCTTCTTTAGATAATACTGTATCTTATTTTACTGGTAGCACTATCACAGTTCATCCACCATATAGATCTAATAATCAATTAGATTTCAAAAATTATGTTGTAACAACCTCCGGTCTTCAACCGTTACACACATCTGATGAAAACGTTTTTGTTAGATTAAACGTATTTGATTATACGTCACCGTATATAAAACTTGTAAAAAAACCTACAGAATTATCAGGAATAATTATCCGTAAATCATACTATCAAATTAGAAACATTTCAACTAATGAAATTGTTATTCCATTTGATGAAATTCATAATTCAACTAGAGTTAGTAGCGATGCCAACGGAATGTATTTCACAATTGATACATCAAACTTAACTAAAGAAAACTCTTACGTTGTTGATGCTATGCTGATTTTGGGAAATACTAAAAAAACCTTTAAATCAATTTCATGTACGTTTAAGGTAAGTGATACACAGGTTAATTAACGATGGCAAATTATAAAAATTCTCAATATATTCCGTCGTTTTTAAAATCATCTATTAATGGAAATAGATCAATTTCATTATCTTTTGCAGATGTTTCCGGATCTAATTTCCAAAATCAAGATTCTTTTGCATATAATCAAGATGGAATAGGACTAAAATCGACTCAACAACTTAACGTAGATTGGTCAAAATTTGAAAATCATACGTTTTTTATGTCTGCCGAAGCCAAGGTCAACTTATCATATGAGCAAATCATAAATGGATATCCTTTCGATGGTACAAAAGAAGAAATAGAAAACTTTTTCACAAATTTAACTGGATTTGATAAATGGGTTTTTGATAGATTTCCAAAATATCATGGTCAGCTTCATTTTTCAGGAACTCAAACAACTGAAACATCACCAAATTTAGGTAGTTACATCTCAGTAAAAGACATCGCCGGAGCATTATTTCCGTCGCTAAGTTCTAATACAGACGCTCAAACATCAATATTAAATCCAAAAAATGGAAAATCTTTAAGCATAGAAGTGCAAATAAAAATTCCAGAAATATCAACCGCTGGAACACAAATTGTATTACAAAAGATTAATTCTAATAAAAATCATGGGTTCTCAGTAAGGTTAAACCCAACAATATCAACAACTCAGGTTGAGGCTCAATTTGACATCTTTTCTGGATCATTCAATCTTTCGACTTCTAAAGTAATTGAAAAAGGTGTATTCAATCATCTTTGTTTCATATTAGATCGTGATTCTAAATTTCATAACGCTAAAATTTTCAATAATGAGTTACTAGAAAGTCAGACAAAGTCAAATGTTCAAATAGGCAATCTTGACATTGATGAAAGCGATCTATTAATAGGAAGTGGATCACAATATTACGTTAATAGTGTTGCAATAACACCACAACAAACATTGTCAGGAAGTATGGATGAATTAAGAATATTCCATTCTTTTAGGACACAAAAACAACAACAATCTTACGCCAAAAAAGCAGTTTATCCAACAAACGATTTAAAGCTTTATTATAAGTTTAATGAGCCACCTCCTCCGTTGTCTCCAATACCTGGTGACATAACAAACGCAATAATTCTTGATAGTTCTGGTAATTCATTGCATTCTTATGTAACAAACTTTGTAGGAAATTTAAGAGAAGATGCAACTCTTGATGCGACAAGTAATGTTATATATGAAAGGGATGATTTATCGCCAGTATTATTCCCGGCACATCCTCAAGTTACGTCATTAAACATTGAACTTTTAACTAGTGCATCAAATTATGACGCCGAGAACCCAAATATCATTACAAAATTAATTCCAAGACACTATCTTGTTGAGGGTGCCATAGGCCAAGGTTTAGACTCGGCTGAACAAAATAATGGTGATCAATATGGAGGAACAGGAATCCCAGGTCAAGGAGAATTAAGTAACGTACAAATAATGTTATCGTTACTTTATATTTGGGCAAAGTTTTTTGATGAAATGAAATTGTTTTTAGATATTTTTAGTAATCTAAGAACGATTGATTATGACTTGAATGAAAGCGTACCAAACAACTTTCTTTTTGATATTGCAAAATATTACGGATTTTTTATACCCCCTTTGTTTACTAGTTCAACAATAGAACAATATGTTCAAGGTGAAAACATTGATCCTCTGGTAAAGAGTAACGAAAATCTCTCTCTTCGTTCTGTTCAACATGAATTATTAAGAAGAATTTTGATCAATCTTCCGAACGTTATTCGTTCAAAAGGAACACAACACAGTATAAAATCATTCTTACGTGCAATAGGAATAGAACCAGACACCAGCGTAAGATTTAGAGAATATGGTGGACCTACATACAAGGTTATAACTCAAGCAAGAGAATCAAAGTCAGACATTACTTCAATCATTAATTTTACCACTTCATCGTTGGTAACGTCACCATTTCTTTCTGGTTCAAGGATCGAAGCTGGTTATCCATATGCAGAAGGATCTTTTGTAAATAAAAAGTTATATAATCCACATGGAATATCAAATTCGCAAAATGACGGATTGTTTACATCCGGTTCATGGACTTTTGAATCTTGCTACAAATATAATTTAAAAACAGTTCCATTATTATCAATAACACAAAGTCTTGCAAGGTTTTGTGTTACCGGATCTGGAATTCAGAATCCCGGCGTTATTGCAAACTTAGTTGGTTATTACGATGAAATAACACCAAGAGTATCTTTATTTTTACGACCTGGAAATGATTTAAATGCGCCACTTCTTAATATGTCTTTGGACCTACCAAAAGACGGATTATTTGGTGGAGACATATGGAACGTTTCTTTTGGTTGTGAAAGAAATGATTCGATAAATTCTTTGTATTCATCATCTTACTTTTTACGCGTAGGATCTCAAAATGAAGGTGAAATCAGCTATCTTACATCAACGTCATCATATTTTTATGAGATAACCGGCTCCGCAGAATCACCTTTAAACTCTAATGTTTTTAGAAAGATTGATAAAACTCACAACACAAATTTCTCAGGAACATTTATTTCAATTGGGTCCAATCAACCCATTGCAGTTGGAACAACTTCAACATATCGTTTTTTAAACAATTCAACATATGTTAATTCAGACGCAAGATCAACAAATTTTGAAGGCAGGGCATTAAAGTTAAGATTCTGGTCTAAAGCACTTTCCACGGAAGAATGGACAGAACATCTCAGAAACTATCAATCATTGGGAGTGGAAAACCCATTAACAAATTACAATTATGCAATTACGCCATCTGGATCTTTTGAAAAACTCAGACTTGATTCGTTAACCAAACAAGAAATTTTGGCCGCGGCATCAAATGGAAAAATTACATTTTTAGACTTTAGTGAAAACGGAATGCATTTAACGGGAAGTGGTTTTCCAATTGATAGAAGTTGTATACTTCCTGAAATTATTTCATATTCTCAATTATCTCCGTATTTTGATGAAGCGATAACAAACGAAAAAATCAGAGTTAGGGGTTATAATGATGACGATTTAATCAAGCTTAATCCTTGGGCATCAAAAGCACCGGTTTACGAAATTGTAAGATCTGAATCGCCACAAGATGATGTAAGATTTTCAATAGATTTTTCACTGATAGATTCTCTAAACAAAGACATATCCAATATGTTCTCAACGTTTGAATCCTTAGAAAACTACATAGGCAACCCAGAGTTAGTTTTCTCTCCAGACTATCCTGATCTAGAAAAATTAAGAAACGTCTATTTCAATCGATTAAAAAGTAAGTTAAACTTTAAGGCATTCCTAGAGTTCTATAGTTGGTTTGATAACTCAATTAGTACATTCATTGAACAGTTATTGCCAAGAAAGACGGTGTTCAAGGGAACAAACTTTGTTATTGAATCTCACATGTTGGAAAGACATAAACATGAATATTATTTCAACGAAATGTATTTAAGCCAGGATAGAAAAAAGAAAGATTCAATATTTGATTGCAAGCTTGGAACTTAAATTTCATAGAAAAACATCAATCCAATGAATGAAGTATTCAATAAAGCATCTCAGTTATTGACACCAAAAAAATCTGAAGTATTTTTTTACAATTTTCTACCCAAAATTAGTAATGAATATTTTGATGATGGCTCAGGTGTAGATAAAGATGAAAAAATAAAGTCTGGAACTGCCGATCAATACATTTTGACCGGCTCGATGGATACATCTTTGATAGACGGATTTAGACAGGGCGTTGAGATATCAAGAATAAAACATTTTCTTGCAGGTAACTCCGTGAGGATTCACGCAGGAGAACCTGGGCACGTCATTAAAAAAAATCTGTATGGAACAGATAGAAACTTCTTAAAACAAGATTTCTATCAAGATCTAGATTACTACAATCCAGTAGAGTACCTTCTGTCTAATGAAAATGTAACATATCCCATTATTACACATGATACTGACGAAACAGAAAATTACAATTTTAATGGTGTAATTGAACCATTAACAATTCGAGCAGTTGCAGCGTTTTTTAGCATTGATGTTCCATTTGAAGCTCACTCTATCAAAGGATTAATGATGGATGGTAACGTGGACATTGCAATGTCAAATAGCAGGATTTTAACAGTTGATGATAGAAACACAGACTATAAAATTCCCCCATGGTTGGATCTCATAGACACGATTGGATCAGTGAAAAAGATACCAACAATGGCGTATTTTAATGATGACAAAACATATTTGAATCCATTTAATGATTCATCAACCAGGGTACAATTATCAACAAATTTATCTGATGATATGAATACTGCGGTTTTAAAAATGAATCCAGAAACTGAAAATTACATTGCTAAAAATGAAATATCAGCAACTTGTGGATGGACTTATGATGATGTATGGTCTAAAGGAACTGATTCTATAGCTTTCGGAGGCTTTACTCACTGATGCCTACACCAAAATCTTTACGAGCAGCTCCTGACAGAATATTTGAAAATTATATTCTTACGTTGACCACCGCCGCTAGCACAGGATTGCTCAAAGTTCCACAAGAAAAATTTTCTCACGTTCCTGGCCCACCTGGAGATAGTGGAAATGATGATAACACTAGCGACCCATTAGATATAGGATTTGCTTTTAAGTTTGACGGAATCACATATCATCAATACATGGTTTCAACAAACGGGTGGGTGATATTAGTTGATCCCACAACACCTGGAGGTACCCCTAACGGCACTATTATTAGTGATGTAATGGTAAACACATATACCAATTCACGAATTAACTCATTGTTTACAAGAAATCACGTATTGTTTGCTGTTTGGTTTGATGATTTAAGAAATACCTACTCGTCGCCACAAAGTTTGGGATTAACGTCAGCACAAATAGACTTATATGAAAAAGGATTATCTCAACCTGACAAAAAAATTAATCCAAGAAAGTATGGGGTTCAATATTTTCTTGAAAAAAACTCTAACGAAGGAAGAAGATTAATCATTCGATGGAATTGTGTATCTGATTTTTCAATCCCAAACAGCATATTAAATTTTGACTTTGTCCTATATGAAAATGGAAAGATAGAATATAGATACGCTTCGAGAGACTCAATAGGTGCCTCGACTGCAAATGAAGATGCAACAATAGGCGTGTTCATGCCTGGATCTTCTAATAGGTTTAGAGATTTTTCGTACGAACTTGATTA